TCCAATCGTATATTTCGAAACCAATTGCCAATCTGCTTTATCTTTAAATGGGAGAATCTTAATTTGAGACAATGGAGCAACATTATCCTTTGTCTTTACTGGGTCAACGAGTTTTACAAGACCCCATTCAGCCATTAAATTAGCAATAGTATTGCGACGCTGCATATCGTTGTCGCTCATATTACTTGGCTTACCATCGAGTTCAAAGAGTTCTTTGAAGTGAACGATGTAATACTTACCTTGTTTATGTAGGATATGGCAAGACTGATAGAGAATGTTGTCTTTCTTTGCAGCAACACCAATGCGAGTAAGAGTCTCACGCACTTTTAGGAAGTCATCTTGCTTTTCTAATGTGACCTCTACGAGTTTGTCGACCATGTTCAATCATCCTTTATATAATTCTTTTTTGATAATCGCGATCTGGTCGTCAGAAAGAATCTTTAAGGCTTCATATGCTTTAGCATCAGAATAACCATAATATTCTTTAATCACATCCAAATCAACGCTCTTCGCCTTCTTGTACCATTTGCTATATGGACGCTTGGAGGCTCTTACAATATTTAGTAAAAAATCATATTTAAGTTTATTGTCCAGATTAGGATAGCGGTTCACTTCGTTCGCTATTAATGCCGTGTCTCTGTGAAAAGACAATGCGCGATTAACCATAAAACTGGAGTATGACTTCTCGTCCTGTTCATTTAGCAGGGCATATTCTTTCGTCTGTAGAATAGACGGAATTATTTCTTTGAATAAATCAGCCATGAAAAAACTCTAACAAGTTATTTGGTTCTTGTGTTTCAGGGTTCCAAACATATACAGCATGTAATTTGTGTCTTCTTTTAGCCAATTGTAATCTGTTAATCGATACTGTAGAATCTTCAGTTGGAGGGTGTGTTGTTACTATGATAAATTTATAATCTTGCGTAGGGGCATTTGTTTCCTTCCAATCTATAAATTCAGACGCTTCTGCTACTACATCTAAACAAGTATCTCTTCTACTTAATCCATCTCCCCCTTTACAGTCTGCAACATATATTGTTCCTTCGTGTTCAAACATGTGTTCTACTCTAGAACCAATCACAGTATTTTTAAATTGACCAATATAGATTGCACCAGGAAATAATTCTTGCAATCCAGTTTCTTTAAACTGTTTTTCGTAGAGAGAACCTATACTAGCATTCTCTGCGTTTGCGATGGTGTTTTTATGGTTCTTATCCATTGAACTTGCACTCCACCATAAGTTCAGTCAAACACGCAGTAAGATTCAGTTCCTGATCAGCAACAAATGCTGACTGATATTGATACTTGGCTAGGATGATAACTGCATTCGGAATCGTAGACTTATCCATAATGTCATAAAGACTGTTATAGATCTTACGATACAATACTGCAGGATCATCTGTACCATTGTCAGCAACCCACTTACGCATCGCACTGAAGTTTTGATCTCGCAGCGCAATCACAAGTTCACCAATAGATACATCAGCAAGATTGGTCAAAATACCTGCGTCGATCTTGTTGCTAACTGAATAACGCTGTAGTTCATTTAGAACTCGACGATAGTCAGGAAAGTATTTTTTAACAACTTCAGCAAGAATCGCAGTCTCAAACGGCACCTTTTCTGCCTTAAGAATCTCAGCAGCACGCTTCATAAATGCTGCTGCCATCTTTGGCTTTTCTTCCTTGCGGAGTTTAAACTCAATCACTGCGCATCGTGAGTGTAAAGGCTCAATGATACGGTTCTTGAAATTACAAGTCATGATGAAAGTGCAGTTATGCGCAAACTCTTCCATCGCAGCACGCATCGCTGGCTGAGTTGAGTTTGGATTCAGATAATCTGCTTCGTCGATGATGATAACTTTTTTGCTACCAGTCAAAGACATAGAACTCGCATAGTTCTTAATTTTCATTCTGAATGTGTCAATGCCTGACTCATCAGAGCCGTTGATCATCAAATAGTCACAGCCAATTTCTTCACACATTGCCTTGGCGACCGTAGTCTTACCAACGCCAGCGGTTCCGCAGAGAAGGAGATGAGGAATCTCCTTGCGATCTACATAGGATTGAAAGGTGCTTTTGTATTCGTCAGGAAGAATACACTCCGCAATAGTTTTCGGTCGATACTTTTCGACCCACAATGCATCCATCATAATAAAACCTCATAACAATTATTCAGTGACTATTTTACGCCACTTACCATTTGTTTTCAAATATAATTCGCCATCAGGACCAGCAGTCATAGAAACACTTACTGTTTTTAATTTTTTTTCTGGTGCAGTTGTTCCGATACCTAAAGTGTAGTCGGAAGAAAGTCTCATTTTTTCTTTACCATACAGTTGATTAATAGTAAGTGAAGAATAACCGAGATCTTCAATTTGTTTTACTGCATCAGTTTTTCTACCTGAAGCAACTAAAGATGCAGCAGTAACAGCACCACCTGCTGCAGCGGCTGTACTCAGACCAAGGAATTTAAAGAATTTTCTTCGTTCCATAATATAAACTCCACAAAGAGAAGATGGGGTGGGGACGGTGAGTTCCCACGGCGAGCAGTCTGGCGGATAGTGCCGTCAATCTAGAGTATTGCACCCCAATAGACTTATTTAGCCACGTTTTCGTAAATGGTTTGGAAGTCGCTCTGCTCTGCAACTTCTTCCTCATAGTTACGCTTGTGGTAAACTTTCGCCAGTTTACGAGACAACTTCTTGGGGATCTCACATTCATCTTGCATCTTCTGAAGAATCTCTTTGATAAGATCTCGCTCAGCCTCGATGCGAGTGAGTGAGTTTGAGATTTCTTGAAGGCATCCCAAAACCTTTACTTTATCAAGTGCCATTATTCTTCTCCGAAGGTAGAGTTAGCAGCCTCAATCGCGATGAAGTATTTGATGCTTGCGTTCTTATTAGAGAAGCAAGCCATACCACGACGAGAAACCTCAACATCGTAGGAACCGTCCATCATCTTGAAATTTTCAACTTTCATGACTACGCGGAAGGCTTTATCGCTAACACCAATTTCAATCTTAGATTGATCAGAAGAATCATCCTTCACGTCAGTTGCGATGAAATAGATCTTCTCACCATCTGACTCAAACACAAAGTTCGGTGAGCCAGAAATACCTGCGCTCTTACGCATCCACTCAAGATCTTCTTGCGTCAGCGCGAAAGAACAGTCAACACTACCGAGAGTAATCTGCTTTTCTGGTGGTGTTACAATAACCTTGGCAGTGCAATACTTGATATAATCGGAACGCTTCTTGTCTTGCGTTGCAATCACAACACGGTCATCGCTGAAGTCCAACTCTGCATCTTTGTACAGAGAGATCTTGGCAAGAAGTTTATTGAGATCAAACAACGCAAACTCCTTCGAGAAGTTTTCGTTGACCGTAGCCTCAACATAAACAGTTTTCATTGGGGAGATGGTGCGAAGAATATTGCCTGATTTAAATTGCAGACTCTGATTGATACCAGAGAAATTCTTTAGCACGTTCACAGTAGACTCAGAAAGTTTCATAATTTAGAACCTCATTTGCTTCAACATGATTATTATACAAAGAATCAACGATTTTGTCAACTCTTATTTTCAACTCATCTAATGAACAATTATTGTCCATCACTATGTCATAATGTGCACCAATCCAAGCCCACTCTGAATAATGAACTTCTGGATACGCATTACGCATTATATCTAACTTATTGTATACATTGCACTCTCTAGCAAGAGTATACCACTCAGGATCATCACCACGACGAACACGAATAACAACTCCCCCAGAATCTTTAATAGCGTTGATTTCATTTGGGAATCTCACATCAGCAATAACATAATTGTTGTATGGTGCTTGTTCGCATCGACGTAGCACAGTATGAACCCAGAGGTCAGGATGAAATACATCACGACCTGCCTCTGTGCCCATTAATTGTAATGCGAGTCTTGGTGAGAACTCACGACCGAATTTGTCAGACCACCATTGATCAGGTTGTTCGCGCCATGCTCGAGATTCTGGAGTGTCTCCCTCAAGCATGGCACGATCCCAACCGAATACAGCAGCGCAAGAATCTTTCACACTATTCGCAAAACTTTCTTTGAAAAAGTTATGTCGTTCGACCAAGAGATCTGCGACTGTGCCTTTCCCTGCTCCGATGAAGCCAACAAGACCTACAATCATACAATATTAGAGTGTGCCGACGTAGTTAGCAACTGCTGGCATATCACCAGTGAATGCATAGGTGCCGATATGATGTGTACGCATCCATGGGCAGAGCCAAATCTGACCACCAAGACGACGCCACCACTGGCAGAACATGTAGTCTTCAGACAAGTAACGATCTGAACCGAAGCCACCGTTTTCCTTGCTGTCAATTACTGTATCAAAGTATGCATGGATATAGCGCGAGCCATCGAAGTTGGCTTGACCAACGTGATCAGGTTTGTAGCGAAGTTGCGGATAAGCATCCTTGAACTTGTCGAATACTGCACGCTTCACCATCATGAAACCAGTGCCAATTTCAAGAACTTCAATTGGCTCGGCGACAGAGAACTTCTCGGTGCCTGGTGCTGGATTAAATACGAAATCGCCAGCAACCTTTTCTAATTCACCTGCTTCAATATCTGGGAATTTCTTAACAGCATCTTTAACTGCACTCCACTTAATTGACTTCTTTGGATATGGACCACCGACAACGTCCTTATCTAAGGCTAGAAGTGCAATCACATCACGTGGATCAAAGTGAATGTCAGCGTCAAGAAAAAGCAAATGAGTAAATCCTTCTGCGCGAAGGAACTCATCGACAAGATAATTGCGTGCTCTAGTGATTAGAGATTCGTTGAAGATAAACGAATAACGAATCTCAATACCATAATTTGCACAAAGCGTTTGTAAGTCAAGGCAAGACTTTAGATACATGCCATGAGCCATGCCGCCATACATTGGCGTGGCTACGAATAGTTTATGTTTTCGTAGTTCTTCTACTTTTACTTCTAATTGCATATTAACTCCAGAGTATAAAATTCAACCACTATGTATATAGTCAACCGAAAAGATCTTCTAACGTGCTGACTACGTTTAGTTTCTCATTAAATTTAAAGTGTCCATTCCAAACAGAATCAACTGTGTCGTTTAGACTTTCATCATATTTACCAACCTTAACTTCGCAAGTATGATATGCGAGAGCAAGATATTGCGACGCGATTTCTTTACGATCAAATTGCTTGACGAATTCCCAGTTGTTAGCAACAATCTTGCCATAATCAAACGGTTCCATCGCAAGGAATTTATTACAGAGATCACCAAACTGTTTTGGTGTTGCATCCCAAGGAATCATGAGATAATTTTTACCAGGCTTGAGTAGACCGATGCCCTTCTCGTTATCAGACACACCAAGATTACGAGCAATAGGAACAACGCCCATAAGCATCGCATCAATGACAACACGATTAAAGTGTTCGCCATAAGTTTTAGACCACGAAGGATCTAACAAGAACTTGCTGCGACTGAGAATCTCATCGCGCTTTTGTTCAGACACAAAGCCAATGTATTGCATCCCCACATTCAAAGCATTGATCCAGATTGGGTGATTGATTCTCTCTTCACCTGCTTGCGGATCGCGATCAAATGTGCAATAATATTCTGGCTTACACTTATCTTTTGATGCCATGTAAGCACGCTCAATACCATCACCAGCAAGTATAACTCTACCATGAATGTATGGAACTGCTGCTACGAGGTCATCAACACGCTTCCAACGCTTGAACGTTTGAAGCGAGAAGATGGTGTTTGTTTTCTCATCGAAAGATGTTCCGCGCTTTCTGGAGATATCCTGAGGGTTCAAAATCAACAAACGAGGAATGTTCATTGCCTCTGCTTGATTGAATGCGCTCGGATGAACGCAAGCCAACGCTGCGATATATGGACGAAGATGATGAATCCATGGATAGTTTTTGCGTAAATTGCCATCGTGAACGATTACGACGTGCTTCGCCTTTACGTCCTTGAACATTCTTAGCCATGATTGTTTTCCCTCTGAATCCTGACACTTAAAGCCAAAGATAGATTGCCAAATAACAACATCATAATTGTTAGCAAGATTAACAAACTTATTCACATCGTCATCATTGATGAACGACAGATATTCACCGCGCCATCCTTTGCCTTGGTGGACTGGAAGCCCAGTTCCTACACCAATATCATATCCTTCTTTATCATAGTCATCTGAGAACTTGCCACCAGTTTTTGTAGAGCGCAGGTAAACAAATCCAGTCTCATGACCAAGATCTTTGAAACCAGCAATCAATTGCTCAGTGTGAGAAATGATGCCACCGAAGTTATTAAAGTCGTGAACAACAGTTAGTATTTTCATAAATTATCCGAATAAATCTTCTAGGGTAGACGCTTTATTATACGCTTCTGAATGGTATTTGGCAACCATTTCTCGACCGCCATGTTTCTCCAAGTAATCATACCATTCTTGTTCTTCCCACATTCCTGGACTGATTCCGTTCCAGAGTTTTCGTTGTAGTGGGTGTTCTTTGTTTTTTCTACGGCACTCAACATAATTAAATCGATGATCTTCA